TGGGCGAAGATGCTGTTGAGGGTGAATATTGAGTGTTAGTGCGGCCCGACAAAAACAACAGTGTTAATGCTGATAGTGCCATACATCGATTCCTATACGGGAGGTTGTAATGACAATGGATGCCCTTCATCTCCATAACAGGCGAAGTGCATCCTGAAGCCGCCATCTCAAACCTTCCGAGAGATTGAATATACCCAATCAAACCCATAGCTACCATATCCAATTAAGATATACCTTGTCGGATATAGAAACCATGATACAATTATAACGAACAATGAAACACACATTCCACGTTTTGGGACTTCCTCACACAGTCTCATCAAAAGAATTCAACGCTTGCGCGTACACGCAAAAGGTAGTGAAATTTGCAAAGATGATGACTGATCGAGGTCATACAGTTATACACTACGGACATGAAGACTCTGATCTACAATGCAGCGAACACGTCACCGTACTTACCAATGACGATTTTCGAGAGAGCTATGGGTCACATGACTGGCGCAAGACCTTTTTTAAGTTCAATACCAACGACCATGCGTATCGTAAGTTTTACGACAACGCTATCCGTGAGGTCGGAAAACGGAAGCGGCGTAACGAGTTCATCTTGCCATTCTGGGGTTCTGGCGTACGCCCTATCTGTGATGCCCACCAAGACTTGATTTGTGTTGAGCCTGGCATTGGGTATGCGGGTGGACACTGGGCAAGGTGGAAGGTTTGGGAAAGCTATGCAATCTACCATGCTTATTGTGGGCTGAAGAATGTTGGGAACTGCAATCAAGATTGGTATGATGTTGTAATTCCAAACTATTTCGATGTTGAAGATTTTGACTTCACTTCTAAAAAAGAAGATTACTTTCTCTACCTTGGCCGAGTCTACAATGGTAAGGGAGTAGATGTTGCTATCCAGGCTACAGAACGAGCAGGTGTCAAGCTGGTAATTGCCGGACAGAAGGAAGAAGGATATAAGCTTCCTGACCATGTTGAGTATGTAGGATACGCTGATGTTCCAACGAGAAAGAAGCTCATGGCAGGCGCAAAAGCATCATTCCTGCCAAGTATGTATGTCGAACCATTCGGTGGAGTCCAGATTGAGAACTTACTGTCCGGCACTCCTACCATCACTACAGACTGGGGTAGCTTCGCGGAAAACAATCTACATGGAATTACTGGCTATCGCTGTAGAACGATGGGTGACTTCGTAGATGCGGTCGCAAATATCGACCAGATCAACCCGTGGGACTGCAAGCGATTCGGCAACAACTTCACGCTGGATAAGGTTGCGCCAATGTATGAGAAGTATTTCAGCGATGTCCTCGATGTCTACGAAGGCGCAGGATGGTATGCAGACGGCAACGGCATTGATGCCATGACGAGGTTCTATCCAAGTATTATATGAGTGACTACACATTTGAATCGCAATACTGGGGAGATTGCTGCAATACATTTGACGAAGACCAGAAGCACTACGTCTATGCTCGCTACATGGGGCTGCGACAGAAAGGCTACTCGTTTGACGTAGCAGGCAAAACAATCATAGACATTGGTGGTGGGCCAACATCGATGTTGCTCAAAACAATTAACCTTGGTAATTCCACAATAGTTGATCCGCTTCTATACCCACACTGGATATATGAAAGATATGCGGCAAAAAAAATAAATTGCTTTGTTTCCAGGGGTGAAGATGCCTTTCAAGAAGGTTACGATGAGTGTTGGATATATAACTGTCTTCAGCACACAGACGATCCAGAACTGATCATCAAGAACGCACTGAGAGCAGCAAAGACGCTAAGAATCTTTGAATGGGTTAACGTGCCAGCACATGATGGCCATCCAATTGAATTGACGAAATTGAGACTTGACGCATGGATTGGCAAAGAGGGTCAGACGATTCAGCTTGCGGAGTCTGGATGTTTTGGTAGAGCATATTTTAACACATACACACAATGAGCAACACAACAACATATCAACAATTCGTAAATTCAATCGTTAAGCCTGGAGATGAAATTATCTGCCAGCTAACGCCACAAAAGGCCCACATGCTCCACATGGCTGTTGGAGTATCCGGCGAGGCTGGAGAGCTTCTGGACGCAATTAAGAAGAATTGCGTGTATCAGAAGCAAATCGATTTGAACAATGTTATGGAAGAAGCTGGAGACATTCTGTTCTACCTCACTGGACTCCTCGGTGAATTAGACATGACGCTTGAAGAATGCATCGAGGCAAACATGAATAAGCTATCCAAACGATATCCGCAAGGAACCTATAGCAATAGTGCAGCTATTGCACGGGCTGATAAGCTTCCTGATACATTAGAGGTAAAGCAAATCCCAAACATTGAAGATGATTTTGAGGATGTGAAAATCAAGCGTGTTTGTAACCTTGATGACGAAACCTGCGAGTCTTGCCAATGAACTGGGATGAATATGCAATCGGCATTGCCGAGGCAGTTGCTAAGAAAAGCAAAGACCCATGGAAGAAGGTTGGCGCAGTAATCCTACGCAAAGATAATTCCATCGCCTCTGTTGGATACAATGGATTTCCTCAAGGAGTTGAAGAGAACTGGGAGGACAGAGAACAGCGTAGAAATTACGTTATTCATGCAGAGCAAAATGCATTGAGGTATATCAAACCGGAAGAAGGCGAGGTTATCTACTCTACACTTCTACCTTGCGGTGATTGCCTAAAAGCCATAGCTGCATATAAGATAAAAAAAGTTATCTACAAAGAAACCTATGCAAATGATCCTATTGCTCTTGATGTTGCAGAGAAAATGGGGGTTGAGCTTATTGAGTTCAAAAAACAAAAACTAAAATCATACTGGGATCATAGTTGTAAACCATCCTTGTTCGTAGTGAAGCAAGAAGATGAAGAAATCTATAGAGGCACATATCCAAACGGGGCAAAGATACTTGGGATATGAACGACCAGACTGTAGCCATAATCTTTGTCTGGGTTATTATGATTGTATCCTTGGTTTACGAGACGCACACCAAGAAGTAAATCAAGCCATTCCTCTGGCGTAAGAAGAACTGGATGTAGGTGAGGATACTCCGCTCTTCATTCCACCCATTGAACCTGGCAGCATTTGTTTTTTACGGAACCTCTCCCTAAACGCAGATTGTTCTTCTTCTCTTTTTTTAGCACTATCAGAAGTCATTTTTCCAATCCGATCTTTAATTGGAATATTGCTCTCCGCTTCCTTATCAATATCATACTGGCTTTTTTTAATGCCACCGCTGCCCTTGCGTTTCTTTATTTCATTATAATATTGATCATAGTCAGAGCTTTCTTGCGCTCCGTTATAACTTGCTAATGGAGCCTGCCCCCTTGCCTCACGTTGCGAGTTAACTCTCGCCATTTGTTGGGGGGAATAACTGTAATTTCCAACTTGAGGTTGTTTCATATTAGTAATTTAGCTTGCCCATTGCCCTTGACTTTACCTTGCCCGTCTCACGATTTTTTGTGAAACCTTTCTTGCCTTGCTGCTGCCCCTTAGTAATTTTTTTACCATCTTTAGGTTGATCGTAGAAAGCTTGAAGTGAGTTGTATTTTTTCATTAGTATTCTCCAGGAACATGACCAATTCCTAATTCAAGGAACCTTCTATTTTTAAATGCGTTTAGTTTTTGCGATTTCTCTTCTTTTGACATAAATTTAGATTTATTAGGATCCATTGCTTCCAACCTATCTTCGTCCTCTTGTTTTTTAAGACCTTTTTCTCTTTGAATATATGCTTCTGGAGTTATGCCCATGCGTCTCGCCGCAGCATCAATCATAGGTTGAAATGGATTTGCAGATTTTGGGGCTTGAGGAGCTTCGTATAGATATCGTGCTGGCATAATTTATTAAATTAATATACAATAACAAACATGAGTAAAGAAAAATTGTTTGAATATTATATACTTAAAAACCCATCACTTGTCAATCAACTCGTAGATGGCAAGGTTGTGATGTCTGCAAAAGGATTCAAGAAATTCTTTGAGACAACATACGATGTGGCATACAAGCAGGGATTCAATCAAGAGTCGGACTCTGACGCATTTGAACCAGAGCCAGTATCGAATAGTGATTCAAAGAATCTAAAAGACCTTTTAAATCTTTTCGGAATGCGTTGACATTCTCCGGTTGCTCGCTATAATTTCCACTGACCATGGAAAACACACTACCATCCGACACAGAGGCGGAACAAGGATTGCTTTGTTCCTGCATACAAGACACACGCATCATTGGCAAAATTGCCGATATTATTACACTGGAACACTTTACATATCCAGCACACCAAGACATTTGGACAACTCTCCTCAAGATGTATTTTGAAAAGAAACCTATAGACTTGTTAACAACTACCTCGGAATTGAGAGCAGCCAACCTCCTTGAGGGAATCGGTGGTGAACACTACATCACCCACATATACACAGTTGTCTACACATCCGCCAACTGGGATGAGTATTTCAAGACGATCTCAAATTGCTACCTTCGCCGCAAGATACACTTCGCCGCAAGGCGCATGGCAGCGGATGCGCTTGACCGATCCAAAGACCCAGAGGAAATTAAGGAGGATGCAAGCCGCGAGATTACCGGAATGATGACTACTAAGTCTGAATCCGTACACATTAGCGATGTACTCAACCGCAGGATCACAGCTTGGGAGGAAGCTGCTAAGACCGGAGGAGCTATCAATCGAGGACACGATTCATGTTTTCCAAGATGGAATATGGCAACGAGAGGATTCAGACCACAGACAGTCCACATCATCGCTGGTAGAGCCAAGCAAGGAAAGACCACAGCAGCCCTACAGATGGTCACAACGCCAGCTATAGACAAGGGAGTCCCGATTGGCATCATCTCGCTTGAGATGGGCGCAGATGAGCTTGTAGACAAGATCACATCCTGCCATGCACAGATTGGAATGAATGATCTTCGTGACGGCAAGCTAAACAGAGCGGACTTTGCCAAGGTGTCTAACTTTATGGGCCAAGGGATGAAGGCTCCAATTCATATTGTTGACGAAGCATCAATGACGGTGAACCAGTTTCGGGCCAGGGCAAGAAGGTTGGTTGTTGAGAACAAGTGCGAAATTATTATGTTGGACTACGCACAACTCATAACTCCAAGCAATCAAAAGGAAAATAGGGAGAGGCAGGTTGCTGAAATTAGTCGTATGACGAAGATCATAGCGAAAGAGTTGAAAGTCTGTGTAGTTCTCCTCGCTCAACTCAACGAGGACAACACAATCCGCGAGAGCCGGACATTTGAGATGGACTGCGATAGCCTGACAAAGATTATGCCAGTAGAGGAATCGGATGATCCCTACGCATACATTCTGTCTGTAACACACAACCGGAACGGGACAACGCCAATGATTCCCATCAAGTTCATCAAGCACATGGCAAGGTTGGAAGAAGCTATTGTTCAACAATAAACTTTACTTTCACGCATTGGAATTTATACTGAACACCTCAACTTTCACCAACCAATAAAAATATGACAAACAAACTATTTCCTTGGAGTCGCTGATCGTTAACATTCCAGAAATGTTAACTAACGACAACATTTCCATAAGTGGGCGAACGACAACCTTGATCTCTGCCAGAGGCAGGAATCCTACAGAGGCTTGACCATTGAGCCAGCAATGCAAATCAATGGTAATGATCTTTGATATTTACGGGAAGCATGGAGTCATGCAGCCAGTCGCAAGCTTTGAAGCGATTCACTTAAATGGCACAAAAAGCCAAGCGGCACTACATGGGGCCGTCACTGAAACCATGATTGGGAATAACGCCCCAACCCGTATCAAATTTAGCAGGCAGGCATGATATATACGGATGAGCAAACTGCGTAGCGGGATGCCACATCGAGGTCTGGGAGCCGAAGGAGGCTCATAACCTTGGGAACCAGATGTCTGAAAAGGGAGTGCATTCCCGTTCCTGCTACAACTTTCAACGAAAACATGAAACTAAAAAACAACGACGATAGAAAAGCACGAATCAACGAACTGAAATCACAGTCAGTTGGTGCTGGTAAGGGTGATAAGCCCAGGCCAATCACAAAGAAATACTGGGACAACTATGATGAAATTGACTGGAGTTTCAATAAGTCAGAGTATAAAGTAAAAGGTAAGTAAAGGCACACTTGATCATGGCAGATAAAACTACGATATCATTGGGCGGAGGATTTTTAAACTTACTCACGCTTATATTCGTCACACTCAAGCTGACTGGGTTCATTGACTGGAGTTGGTGGTTAGTCATATCACCATTATTGGCTAATTTCGTTATACTAATATTTTTACTTGTATGCCTTTTTATCCTTAAAGTTATTACACACAAATGAAAAACACACAAACACCAGAGACGGACGCAGCATGGAAAGAAGGCAATGCAATAAGAGAATGGACTTGTCGCAAACTGGAGCGTGAGCGAGACGAGGCGAGGGAAAAATACGACAACCTTGCAGCCGAGCATATGCTGGTAGTAAATAAAATCTGTGGAGAACGCGACGATGCACTCAATCAAATAACAGGGTGGGAGAATAAGTGGAAGGCAGCAGTAGAGATGGCAGCAATAGCAGAGAATGATGTAAGCAACCTCCAAGACCAGGTTGACCTTGCCATGAAGGTTATCAAAAGGCTTGAAGCAAATAAACCATGAACCCCAACCCAGTCATCGTAGGAATAGACCAAGCCATCAAGTCCCTCGCCAAAGGTAATGGTGATCCAGTCAAAATAGCAGCAGCCCTCACAACCGGAATAAAGTTCCTGTCAGATGTCATTAAATCCCTGAAAGAGCAGAATGCAGAACTCATGGAAGACACAGAAAGGTTAATCGATAAAATCGAAGAACTGGAAACAGACCAAGAAATAATTCTCAACTTCCTACAGGGACAGGGCATCGATATGACTTATGTTATCAGAAAGAGCAAATCAGATACCACCGATGCCAACTTGTAAAATATATACCCACGCTACTCTACTGGGATATAGCACGGTTGCTCAAGGATGGCGTTAGATGCGTTTTTATGGTGATGACATATAAATCATCGTCAGGGGAACAAAGCGTCTTATTTGACGCATTAAGCAAGAAACACACAGATAATCCTTCGTATATTCAACATTACCACAGTTTAGTGTAGCACAAACATTACACCCTCGTAGCTCAACCGGATAGAGCAACGGACTTCTAATCCGTAGGTTACTGGTTCGATTCCAGTCGAGGGTATGTGTATGGCGTTCAGCTTGTTATGCGGATATAAGATTTATTTTTATATTTTTATTTTTATATTTTTAGGTGGGGGCTTGTTTCCCGTGTGTCGCTCCACGCT